TTACATAAAGAAATTTTACAACGTGCTACAAATTTTAGACACATGGTCGACGTTGGCGGCAATGTAGGACGTTGGGCCATAAAGTATGCTTCACACTTTGATACTGTAACAGCATTCGAGCCTGCACATTACAACATAGAATGTTTTAAAAAAAACTGCGGAAACTTACAAAATGTTAATCTATTTGAATATGGTCTTTCTGACAAAAACACCAGCGGAGTTTTAGATGTTAAAGTACCAAATCATTTAGGTTCAACCATGGTTGTTGAAAGATACAAAGGTGATATCTTAGGTGATATAAAATTACGTCCAATGGATGAGATGCAGTTCACTCACGTGGATGTTTTAAAAATTGATGTTGAAGGAGCAGAATTACAAGTGCTTCACGGTGCAAAAAATACTATTGACTCCTCATCGCCTTTGATATGTTTGGAACGATGTGTGTTCAATCAAGGCAATGATGGCAAACAAGCAATCAATACCTGGTTGGAAGGCCTAGGTTATACTAGAGTTTATAAACTCACCAGAGACTGCATTTACCAAAGATTATGAAAATCCTAATAACAGGATCTCTTGGATTTGTAGGTTCTCATCTTGCTAAAAGATATCATTCAACAGGACACAAAGTTGTTGGCATAGACAATGGTATAGGTGGATATGATGATAATCTCACTGAAGTTCAAACATTAAGAATTGATTGTTGTGATCAATCTGCATTAGATCAACTGTTTGCTCGTGAAAAATTTGACATTGTTATTCATGCGGCTTGTACAGCATACGAAGGTCTTAGTGTTGTGTCTCCTGTACTTGTTACAAGAAACACATACGATGCTACAGTAAATGTGTTAACAGCGTCAATCAAACACAATATAAAAAGATTTGTGTATATGAGTTCAATGGCACGTTACGGCAAACAACAGCCGCCATTTACAGAAGACATGAAGCCTGCTCCTGAAGATCCATATGGCATTGCTAAAGTGGCAGCCGAAGACACTGTGAAATGTTTGTGTGAAGTTAACAACATAGACTGGAGTATTGTGGTGCCTCACAACATTTATGGTCCTAACCAAGTTTACGATGATCCTTTTAGGAATGTTGTATCAATATTTTTGCACAGAAACTTGCAAGGCAAACCCTGCATAATATATGGTGATGGTGAACAAAAACGTTGTTTTTCTTACATAGATGACACACTGCAAATTTTTGATAGAATTGTTTTTGACACAAAGGCAGTTGGTCAAATATTTAATTTAGGTCCTGATGAAGATTATATCTCTATTAACGAACTTGCAGATCTCACAGCAAACGCAACTGGTTACAATGGTTTACATCAGTACATGCCAGGAAGGCCAAAAGAAGTAAAGTATGCAACATGTTCATCAAATAAAATTAGAGAATATTTCAATTACAAAACAGAAGTAAAAATTAAAGACGGTATCACGCAGACTTTAGATTACATTCAAAAACGTGGCATAAGAAAATTTAATTATTCTTTGCCCATAGAAATAGAAAATGAACACACACCACAAACATGGACCAAGAAACTAATATAGTAATTTGTTGCCCAAGTCGAGGCAGGCCAGACTATGCCAAACGCATGGAACAATCTGTCTACGCCACTGCAAAATGGCCTAATCAAATAAAGGTAAAATTTTATCTCAATGAAGATGATCCAACACTCAAGCAGTATCGAGTTTTTGATGCAGACATTGGTATAGATAGAAGCACTGTTATGAGTTGGAATATGTTGGCCGAAAGTGAAAACAGCAAGATGTACATGCTGTGCGGAGATGATGCAGAATTTATTACACCTGGGTGGGATAAAATATTCTTGGATCAATATGAGAAATATCCGGATGGTATTTTTATGATTGGTACAGCCACAGGTAAAAAACATGGATTGATACATCGCACATCACCCCATCCTGTCATTACAAAAGAATGGCGCAATGCTTTGGGATATCATTTCCCGCCACAGTTTCATCATTGGTACTTGGATGCATACACCAACGATCTTGCAAATGCTGTGGATAGATATATTTTTATGGAAGATGTAATGATCAAAGTAAAAAAAATTACAGAAGACGACACAGCCAAACGCATACGAACCAGTGCTGTGCATCAAAGAGACACGTGGGTGTACAATAAAACTAAACAGTGTTACTTTGATTATGATGTTGGTAAACTTAAAAAGGCTATGACATGAATCTAGCAGTGTTCGGCGATAGTTGGCCAATTGGCACAGAACTTCAACCAGGTGAGATTCCATTTGGTGATCTTTTACATGTTAAATTGGAAACTGAAAATTTTTACAATGAAGCAGAACAAGGCACGAGCATCGACTCTTTAATTTTACAATTAGACAACTTTGCAAAACGCAAAATACAAGATTGTATTTGTGTATTTTTTATAACAAATCCTACGAGATTTTTACATTTCCAAAACGGACAAAAACAGGTTCTTAGACCAACAGGAGACAAAAGTGCATTGAATAGATTTTATTTCTCAGACGTACAGTCAGATGAATTGGATTATCATAGGGCAAACATATCAATACTCGCAGTGCAAAGAATGTGTCAACAATTGGGTTACCAAGATTATTACATAGAAGGCTGGACCAACATAGATTGGAAATATACAGGCATAGACAAAACAAAATTTATTCCACAAAGTGCTACTGAGATGTTTGGAGCCGACACAAATACAAAAACATTAGAACTTGCAAAATTTCAAGACAATGAATACATTAATCCAAACAAGTATCATCCTAATCAAAAAGGTCACAGTCTTATAGCAGAAAAACTTTTTAAGTTTATTAGGTAAATTCGTTTTTGCAACGTTCACGTAGACGTTCATATTTCCTACGACCTCCAGGCCTGCCTCTCATAGATTTGCCCAATCCGTAGGCGTGACAAAAATAGCCAGTCATGCTCATTTTTTCGTTAAAGCGATAATTCATATATTTGGTTGGTACATTACTGTCCAGCATTGTGCGGATCAGTATCCTACTGTCATCATCATTCCAACTCTTGTAGTCGCAGAACGGTCTCATTATTTTTGCAGAAAATTCATTTATCATAAACACACCTGCATTGAATCGTTTTGATGCTAGTGTTTGTGGATCATACTTTTCTAGAATAGTATTTTGTTTTTCCAACTGATGCCATTTTAGTCCTTTCTGTTCTGCCCGAACACTGTGTACCGGTTTGAAACTGTCAGTGTCAGGGTACATTTCGAAACAGTTTGGAGCATCAGACCAAACAACGACATCAGTGTCCAGATACAACACATTATTATATTTGCTCCACCAGTCATCGTTCATGATTAGGTCCAGTCTTTCAAAGGTTGGATGTGTATGATTTACTCTTGCCTCAGTGATCAATTGGTAATCAACTCCGCACCTTTCAGCATATTTTTTTACAGACAACGTAGAATAATGAAACAATTCATCTACATGGGTAAGATTATTGAAATCTGGTTGCACGTAGTTGTCTGGTTTCACAAAATACTGTACAATACAATCCATTCCATATATAATTATTATAATGAAAAAAGTAGCATTCGTAACCGGCGTGACCGGACAAGATGGTCCATACCTATCTAAACACCTGTTGGAAAATGATTACAAGGTTTATGGTCTAATAAAACGATATTCCAATCCTAACCTGGAAAACCTAAGATATCTCGGCATTGAAAATGATATTGAATTATTAACCGGAGATATCACTGACTGTTCAGCAATGAACCATTTAGCAAAAACACTGAAGCCAAATGAATTTTACAACTTGGCGGCGCAAAGTTTTGTAAAAGCAAGTTGGGATTTAACCATGGTTACAACAGAAGCAAACTCACTAGGTGTGTTGAATATACTCACAGCACTCAAAGAAAATTCACCCAACACAAAGTTTTACCAAGCAAGTACATCTGAACTATACGGCAACAGTTCTGTAGATGGCAAGCAAGATGAAGAGACTCCTTTCAAACCAAGATCTCCATATGCTATTTCAAAATTGTATGCATATTGGATGACTGTGAACTTTAGAGAAAGTTATTCTATGTATACATCTAACGGTATACTGTTCAATCATGAGTCACCTTTACGAGGCAAAGAATTTGTCACAAGAAAAATTACTGACGGAGTAGCAAGAATAAAACTTGGTCTCCAAGATAAAATATTGTTAGGCAACCTTGATGCAAAACGAGATTGGGGATTTGCAGGAGATTATGTTAAAGCAATGCATCAGATGTTGCAACAGGATGAACCGGACGATTATGTAATATGCACCGGCATACAGAACAGCATTAGAGAGTTGTGTGCTATAGCGTTTGAACATGCTGGCATATCTGATTGGCAAAATAAAATAGAGTCAGATCCTAGATTTAAAAGACCAGCAGAACTTCATAGTCTGCATGGATCCAGTGCAAAAGCAAAACAAAAATTAGGTTGGACTCCTACCATGACATTCGAAGATATGATAAAAAACATGGTTGATGAAGATATAAAAAGGCTCAGTTAATGCAAACTTTTAGTGTGGTTACAACGTGGGGAGAGCAACACTGGGATCTTTATGCTAAACGTTCAGTACAAAGTATCATAGACAACTGGCCTAAAGACACACAAAAGTTTTTTTATCCCGACAACATTGGTCAACAGATCGAAGCAGAAAATACATCATACTTTAGTTTAAAAGAAGTGCAACCAACCTTTGCAGATTTTGCAGAACGACACAAAAACAGTGCGTTAGTAAAAACTAAGATGGCAGAGGCCACTGATAATAAGTTTGTGTTTGACGTTGTAAGATTTGCACACAAGGTGTATGCTGTTATTGATGCGGCTGAAAGAGCAAACACAGAACAGTTGATTTGGATAGACGCTGATACAGTGACATATAAAACTATACCACAAGAATGGTTAGATCATATTGCGCCATTGAACAAATTTACAACTTTTATAGGCAGACCAAAAAAAGGATACTCTGAATGTGGATTTGTATCTTATAACTTGGCGTCGCTATACGCACAAGAATTTTTTGCAAGGTGGAAAGATTATTATGAATTAGACCAATGGAACTCACTGAAAGGATTTACTGATTGTCATACCTATGATGCTGTGAGAACACAGATGGTTACTGAAGAAAAAATTAGCGACAACGATTTGAATGATGGAAGATTTTTAGGATATCGTGGATCTAAACATCCTTTTGTGAATTCAGAACTAGGTGATTATATGGATCATCTCAAAGGCGAGCGTAAAGATATTAAAAACTCCAGCAAAGACATGAAAGTAAAAAGAAATCACGATCACTGGCAATGAAAATTGCAATATTTCCAGATACCTGTGCCAGAGCCGGCAAGCCTGTAATGAAAGCATTTATACAATCGTTGCAGGGCGAAAACATCATAATTTGTAAAAACAATGAAAGACCGGACTGTGATGTAGTTGTGATGTGGTCATGGCTGTTGGGCATGTATGGCAGAGACTCTATATACAATCATTACAAGAACAAAGCAAAATTTCTCATACTGGAAGTTGGCGGATTAAAACGTAATCATGCATGGCGGATTGGCATAGGCGGTATAAACAGAGACGCTGAATTTGCCAACGAACAGGTTGATGATAAAAGACTGTCACTGTTCAACTTGGAGCCATATGGTTGGCATAACGGCGAAGGTGAATACATTGTTATATGCACACAAAATCCAAGATCGATCGCTTGGGATCAAGGCTCAATTGAACAGTGGTGTGAAAAACAAATCAAATGGATCAGAACGCACACTGACAAAAAAATACTATTGAGACCGCACCCTAGAGCCTCAGTCAATCTAAATAAACTAGTGTCTAATAATGTAGAGATATCTGTCCCCAAGTTTATAGGAGAGCATGACCACGTCGACTTTGATAAACTACTAGGCAGAGCAGACTGTGTTGTAAATTATAACAGTAACCCAGCAATAGAATCTGTGCTGGCAGGAATACCTGTATACGTTGATGAATCAAGTTTGTGTAGGCCTGTTGGCAATGCTATTGGCTCTGATATGATACATGCAAGACCTAATAGATCAGAATGGTGCAAACAGATAAGTTACTGTGAGTGGTTTGTAGAAGAAATTCAACAAGGATTGCCATGGAAAAGGTTGAGAGAAAAATTATGAAAAATTTTGTTTGTGTATGTACCGGCAACAAATATGGTTTAGAATATGTTGATAAACTTTACAACATGGTTATGCGCCATTCTACAGATGTAAAGTTTCACGTTATCACAGACAGTAAAAAAGAATGGCAAGAAAATATACATCAAATTATTGTGACGCCTGTGTACCAAACTTGGTGGAATAAAATCCATATGTTTCGCGACGACATAGGCCTTGAAGGCCAAGTGCTGTTTATGGATTTAGATGTAGTGATCATACGAAACATAGATCATCTTTGGGATTTTGAAGGCAATGCATTTGTTATCATTCAAGACTTTAACAGATGCAGAATAAAAAATTATCATGTGCGTAATTCATCAGTAATGAAATTTGTTGCTGGCAAGGAAGTGCATGTATGGAATAAATTTAAAGAAGATCCTTTTGGTATTATTAAAAAATATAGAGGCGATCAAGATTACTTAACAGCACTGTATAGAGATGGAAAAATTTGGCCTCATAATTGGGTAATGTCATACAAGTGGGAAATTGGTCTAGAAGAAGGAGAAAAACGCAACAGTCCACATGACAAATTTGTCACAGAAAGAATAACAAGAGAAAAAGTTATTACAATACAAAATGGCAAGAAAATTGAAACAGAAAGAGTTAAAAAATTTAATCTGCCAGATGATTGTGCAGTAATGGTGTTTCACGGCAAACCAAATCCTGCACAAATTACTAAAGACCCATTGGTGTTGGAGAACTGGAGATAATTAAAACATGTCACTGTTTGAATTTAATGATTATGGAGTAGAGCATTCAACTGTACCAACAGCAGAAGTATACATTACCAATGTAGAAGATTCATTTTCTATTACTCCGTTGAACCAATACATAGACAACAGACGTGTTATATTGATTGGCATACCAGGAGCATTTACTCCTACCTGCACAGAGAAACATCTGCCAGGATTCCTAGATTCTGAAGATAAATTTTATGCCAAAGGTGTAGATGAAATTATGTGTCTAAGTGTTAATGATGTGCATGTTATGACTGCGTTTGATGATTACATAAATTCAGAAGGTGGTCAAATTACCATGGCAGCTGATCCTTATGGTAACATTGCCAAGCAATTAAATCTGTTGATAGAAAAAGATCATTTAGGCATGCGTATGCAAAGATTTGTTGCAATATGTAAAGATGGAAAAATAATCAAAATGCTTGTAGATGAAAAAGGTCTAGATGTTTCTTCTGCAGAAAACTGTTTGAAGTTGCTATGACATTATCCACTTACGAGGGCGAAGAAATAATTGCAAGTATTGTGATTAAGCAAGGTAAAAAATATTTTAACAAAGTGTGGATGCCAAGAACTGTTTTTAATGATCCACAAAACAAAGACGCATATATTTTAGGCAACGGCGAATCAAGAAAAACATTTGATCTATATTCATTACCACAGGACACATATGGTTGCAATGCTCTGTACAGAAATTATACACCAGACTTTTTGGTTTCTGTAGATAGAAAAATTTACAAAGAAATTATAGACAGCGAGTATGAACAAAATAATATTGTGTATACCAACCATAACAATTTGACAAAGATTGGAGGCAATGCACATTTGATTCCAGCAAATCCACATCAAGGAGCAGGGCCTACAGCAATGCAAATTGCCATACATGATGGACATACGAATTTGATATGCATCGGTTTTGACTGTGGCCGAGACGGCCCTAATAACAATGTGTACAAAGACACAAATGGTTATAACACAGCAGAAACAGTAGTGCATCAAACTGTGTGGGCATCGCAAATACATGGTATCATGAAGGCCAATCCAAAGATTACATTCACCTTTGTAGAAGGCGATTTACCATCATATTTCTTTGATCTTGACAACTGTAAAGCAATATCATATACTGAATTAAGTACACACATAAATAATGGAAATGAGCAAACTACCTGAATCAATAAAAATAGGTTGGAAAGACGTCCGGATTGAAAAGGTTAAAACATCCTTTATAAAAAATAATTCTGACTACTGGGGACAATATGTTGCTCGTGAAAGCAAAATTGAAATCCAAGAAGAAGCAAAAGGCATAGATGTTGCTAATACTTTGTTGCATGAAATCATACATGCAATTGTGTATCACTCATCAATGAACTTAGAAGGCGGCCCACTCAAAGACGAGTATGCAGAAGAACACGTAGTAAACTCTATGACCAATTGGTTAATGGGTGTGTTCAAAGACAATCCATGGTTATTAGACACTCTCAAAGAAACCATACATCCAAAAAACTCCAAAAAATAAAGACTTTTTGACGGTTGACTTATCTTTGGTTATACCATATAATATAGATAATAAGAAACACAATAAGAGGTAACAACAAAAATGACAACTAACGCACAAAAAGTATTAGAACTAATTAAAGACAAACTATGTGATCAAGGAACAACAACTTATCAAGGTAGATCAGGCACATACAAATATGTAGAAGGTAGAACAACTTCTGAAGGCACAATCAACGGTGTGGTACAGAAACTTCATTCTGAAGGATATCTTAAAACTGCAGGTTCATTTAAAATTCTAGAAGATGGCACTGTGTTGAGATTTACAGGTATTGCTACAAAAACATCAAAAGCAATCACAAAAGAAATGCTAATGAATGCACAAACACAAGAAGATACTACTGCAGAACTAAGCACTGATACACAAGAATCAATTGCAATCTAAGTTAAAATCACTTAGAATATCTAACGTAAAGAAAACACTTTTGACTGTTGAGTCTAAATGGGCTCAACAGTTTTGGAGGAAAATACTTGCCGCATTGTACAATACAGATTAAAGATGAAGTCAACGTTAAACTAGAAGGATTAGATCTTGTCACTAGACGCAAACTAACAAACAAATTTAAATACGAGATTCCAGGTGCAAGATTTATGCCGGCTGTGAAGTTGGGAAGATGGGACGGCACTGTATCATTTTTTACACAAGGTGGTTTGACCTATGTGAATCTGCTAGAAGACATTATGCCTATTCTAGAAGAAAACAATTACACATTTGATTTGCAAGACGAAAGAGAAGCATACAATCTAACATTTGACAAAGTGAACACAGAAACATTTTCACATGTTGCTTGGCCGGCAGGACACAACAATGCTGGAGAACCAATTTCGTTACGTGATCATCAAGTTGAAGTAATTAATAATTTTCTAGACAATCCACAGTGTTTACAAGAAGTAGCCACAGCCGCTGGAAAAACTATTATCACTGCCGTACTCAGTAAACTGATTGAACCATATGGTCGAAGCATTATAATTGTTCCAAACAAATCTTTAGTCACACAAACGCAAGAAGACTATGTTAACATGGGACTAGATGTTGGTGTATACTTTGGCGACAAAAAAGAAGTAGGACATACACACACCATTGCCACGTGGCAATCATTAAACATACTAGAAAAGAAAAGACTTAATGCAGAAGATGATCTCATAGAAGAATTTAAAAGAGATGTAGTTTGTGTAATAGTGGATGAAGTACACATGGCCAAGGCAGATGTATTAAGAAGACTGTTGACCAATGTATATGGTTATGTGCCAATTCGTTGGGGACTCACTGGTACAATACCAAAAGCAGAATATGAATTTAAATCATTACATGTCAGTTTAGGCAACGTTATCAATAAAGTGTCTGCTGTGGATTTGCAAGAAAAAGGATTGCTGGCTAATCTAAACATTGAGATCATGCAACTTAATGATTTTGTAGAATATAAAAACTACAGAGAAGAACAAACATATCTTGTAACCAAACAAGAAAGAATCGATTATATCGGCAGAATGGTTGAGCAAATGTCACAAAGCGGTAACACACTAGTGTTAGTTGATAGAATCAAGTCAGGCGAGTTGTTAACATCAGCAGTACCGGGAGCAACATTTGTGAGCGGTTCTATGAAAGCCAGTGATAGAAAAAACACATATGATGAAATTAAAGAAGGTGAAGGTAAAATAATTGTGGCCACATACGGTGTTGCGGCAGTAGGTATTAACCTGCCACGTATATTCAATCTTGTGCTATTAGAGCCTGGCAAGTCGTTTGTTAGAGTTATACAGAGCATAGGTAGAGGCATACGTAAAGCCAAAGACAAAGACTTTGTACGAATATGGGACATATGCTCTACAGCAAAGTTTTCCAAAAGACATCTTACAGAACGTAAAAAGTTTTATCGTGAAGCAGAGTATCCGTTTACAATAACAAAGGTTGACTATCAATAGATAATCCACATATAATAAAGTAATGCAACTGCTTACTTTAGAAAACAAATCCTACTTGATGGATCGTGTACCCGACAAGGTTGATGACGACTTACGTTTCTCGGTCTTGGATAATTCGGACATAACAAATCCAGATTTTTTCTTTGTGCCTTTGATATACCTTGAATCGTTTTCTTCTCCTTCTGCTGTGCTAGATATAGGAGAAAACAAAATTCAAATGCCATTAGATTGGCACATACTGTTGGGTGATCCAGAGTGTGGTGATTTAGAAATTGTGCCATTAACATCATTGAATGATAGATCATATCATGCTTTCTGTTTCAACCCACTGTCTGACTCGATGCCAAGATATCAAGAAGTTAGAATCACAAACATATACAACGAAGTTGATTGGTTCTTTCCTAGAGTAAAATCCAACCAATTGATCACAATTCCCACATCATCAAAAACTAAACCTGAATGTGCTTTTTTTATAAAAGAAATAAATCGAAACACTGACATGGTTATGCTCAATAATCTGTTTCATGCTTAATTTTAAATTCACAAATGCTGGCCCATTGAAAATAATTGCAGGACCATGTCAAATAGAATCAAGAGATCATGCAATGAAGATGGCAGAAATCATTGCAAACATCTGTCACGAAGAAGGCATGCGTTGGGTTTTCAAATCATCTTTCGATAAAGCCAATAGATCTTCTGCACAAGGACCACGCGGAGTAGGCATAAAAGAAGGATTAAAAATATTACAAGAAGTAAAAGACCAATTCCAATGCGGTATATTGACAGACATACATCTTCCCAATCAAGCTAAGCCTGTAAGTGCAGTGGCAGACATCATACAGATTCCTGCATTTTTGTGTAGACAAACTGATCTAATTGTGTCAGCAGCTAAGACAGGCAAGATTGTAAATGTAAAAAAAGGTCAATTTTTATCTTACACAGACGTGGACAACATTGTGCAAAAAGTACTAAGCACTGGCAACAAAGAATGTATGATTACAGAACGTGGTACCAGTTTTGGTTATGGCAACTTGGTTGTCGACATGCGTGGTATTGCCTACATGAAACAAAAATTAAATCCTAAGAGTGCTATCACTACACCTATTGTATTTGATGGCACACACTCAGTGCAACAACCAGGAGGCCTTGGCACATCTTCCAGTGGTGATAGGAGCATGGTGGAACCATTGTGTTTGTCTGCTGTGGCTCAAGGTATATCTGCTGTATTTTTAGAAGTTCATAATGATCCTGACAATGCTCCATCAGATGGGCCTAACATGCTGTATCCAGAAGATTTCCAAAAACTAATACACAAATTAAAAATACTAGACGCCACTGTAAAACAGAAGTTATAATATACACATGGCTGGAAAGTTTCTTGATATAAAAGCAATGATGGGTGCAGTTGACAGACGCGACAAAGCGTGGTACAATAGACTATCAGAAGAGGATAAAAAATTGTATTCGCCATATATGACAATGAGGTGGTCAGCATCTGCAGAAGACAAAGGATTGCAGGCAGAAGATCCAGACCTACATCGAAACATACAAGAGTATTATGTGACAGAAGTGAATGAAAAAGTTAACAAGCATCACTGGACTTTATCAAAAAACCATAAAGCATTGTTATGGCAATTGAATGCAATGTGTGGCTCAACCTTTGATCGATTATATCATCCGTGGATCTCTAGCAAAAAGAAAGCAACTACAAAAACCAAAACAAAAGACAAAAAATCAAAAATGCAACAACTACAAGATCTATTTCCAAATGCAAAACAAAAAGATTTAGAAGTGTTAGACGCAACTATGTCTACTAAAGAATTTACAGAGTTGAAATCACAGTATGGAATCGACAAATAAACCAGAGTGTCCTAAGTGCGAATCTTTCTTAGGTGATAACGGAAGATGTAAAAACTGCGAAACATTAGAACTATTTGCTTTAGGATTAAAAATATCAAGAGCACAGAAAAAAGAGAAACTCGAATTAGAATGGGACGTTGAACCAACTAATAAACCCGGCGGAGTAGGCAGAAGAAAACTTAATTAATTTCGTATTTCTCTGTATAGTAAATTACAAAACTTTATATATATAAATTAAAACATAATGTCAGCAACAGAACAAACAATCAAACAAGTCAATAAACTAGGATCATCTGATTATAAGTATGGATTTTCTTCTGATATTGAGAGTATCCAGGCTCCAAAAGGCTTAAATGAAGAGGTTGTAAGATTTATTTCTAAGCAAAAAAATGAGCCTGAATGGATGCTTGAATGGAGATTGAAAGCTTTTAGCGTATTTAATAAGCTTAAAAAACCAGATTGGGCAAAGTTAAATTTCCCAGAAATTGATTTTCAAGATTACTACTATTACTCAGCTCCTAAAAGCATGAAAGATAAGCCTAAGTCATTAGATGAGATTGATCCGGAAATTTTAAAAACGTATGAAAAACTCGGTATTCCAATTCAAGAACAAAAAATTTTATCAGGGGTGGCCGTTGATGTAGTTTTGGATTCAGTTTCTATTGCTACAACTTATAAAAAACAATTAAGTGAACTTGGTATAATATTTTGTCCTATATCTGAAGCAATTCAGGAACATCCAGATTTAATAAAAAAATATTTAGGAAGCGTTATACCTGTATCTGACCATTCTTTTGCAGCTTTAAATTCAGCTGTATTTACTGATGGTTCTTTTGTTTATATTCCCGAAAATGTTCGTTGCCCTGTTGAGCTCTCTACTTACTTTAGAATTAACGCAATCAATACTGGTCAATTTGAAAGAACTTTAATAATTGCTGATAAAAATAGCTATGTTAGTTATTTAGAAGGCTGTACAGCTCCAATGAGAGATGAAAATCAATTGCATGCAGCCAATGTAGAACTAATAGCGTTAGACAACGCTGAAATTAAATATTCAACTGTTCAAAACTGGTATCCTGGAGATAAAGAGGGCAAGGGCGGAATATATAATTTTGTTACTAAACGTGGTGCTTGTAGAGGCGTAAATTCAAAAATTTCTTGGACACAAGTAGAAACTGGCTCTGCCATTACTTGGAAATATCCGAGCTGTATATTGCAAGGAGATAATTCTAAAGGTGAGTTTTATTCCGTAGCGATTACAAATAATTTCCAACAGGCAGATACAGGAACAAAAATGATTCATATTGGAAAAAATACAAGTAGCAAAATCATCTCTAAAGGAATTTCAGCGGGTAATGCAAGTAACACTTATAGAGGCCTAGTAAAAATCCAACCATCTGCTACTAATGCAAGAAATTTTACACAATGTGATTCACTCCTAATTGGTAATGAATGTGGTGCTCACACAGTTCCATACATTGAATCTTCTAATAGTGGGGCTCAAGTAGAACATGAGGCTACAACCTCGAAAATTAATGAAGATCAACTTTTTTATTGTCAACAAAGAGGATTATCAAATGAGGAAGCTATAGGTTTAATTGTAAATGGCTTTTGCAAGGAAGTTTTACAACACCTTCCTATGGAATTTGCAGTAGAAGCTCAAAAGTTAGTAAGTATAAGTTTAGAAGGTAGTGTTGGGTA